TTGTCTCAAAGATAGAACTTCTGTCTTTCTCTGAGAGTTTGAGCTTGAATTTGATAGTTCGCTTCACTTGAACTTAATTTAAAACAGGAGTGAACAAATGTTCAACACAATTCATGTCATCCCACGAGGGGATGACTATTCTTGTCAAGATCTCGAACATAAATTATGATTAAAATACGTGCAACGAATTCAATCTTATAAATTTGAACTCGATCCTAACAATGTAACAGTGACGTTATTGAGGAAGCACGTGGGAGCTCGTCGATTTATCTGGAACTGGGCACTCGTAAAAAGAATTAAACTGTTTGAAGAAAATGAAGGAAAAGACAAGTTTTCAAACTACGTTGAAGATAACAGAGAAATTAATCTTCTAAAGAAAACTAATCTCGCTTGGCTTTATGAGGTGCCATCGACGGTTATTACGCAGGCATTGCTTGATCTTGATAAAGCTTTCATGAATTTTTGGAGACAAAGAAAAGAAGGTGTCGGATTTCCGAAATTCAAGAAAAAAGGTCAAAGAGATAGTTTTCGTATAACAAATTTAGGAGTTAAAATTCAATCTCGTTATATTAAAATTCCTCGAATTGGGCATGTAAAGACAAAAGAAAAAAATATTGACAAACGTATTGAAGGACGAATTCTTTCGGTGACGGTGTCAGAACATTGTGGAAGATGGTTTATATCAATTAATACATCAAGAGAAATTGAAGAAGTCGAACAAAAAGAAATTTTCGCTGAGACCTCAGTTGGCGTCGACTTGGGCATTAAAACTTTCGCAACACTTTCAGACGGAACAAAATTTGAACCAATCAAAGTATTCAAGAAATTTGAGAAAAAATTAAAAAGAGCACAACGAAAGTTGTCAAAGAAAAAGAAGGGATCAAAGAACAGACAAAAAGCAAAGAAACGGGTACAAAAATTCACTTTGACATTTCAAATGTGAGATCAAACTTCATTCATCAAATCACAAGTGTGCTTTCGAAAACCAAGTCAGCAATTGTGATCGAAGATTTAGATGTAAAATCGATGAAGTTTCAAAAACAAGTTCTTGATGCTGCGTTTGGAGAATTTAGACGTCAACTTTCGTACAAGTGTTCATGGCATGGAACAAACTTATTCGTTGCAAATCAATGGTTCGCTTCGTCAAAGTTGTGTTCGAATTGCGGATACAAAAACGAAAAGTTGAAGTTAAATGATCGAGAATGGATTTGTGAAGCGTGCGGAATATGCCACGATAGAGACAATAATGCAGCAAAGAACTTGCTTAGACAATTGGAAATTTTAAAAAACGTGACCGTTCGTAACGGTTGCACCGTACCGGTGAGTCGCCGGGATCGAGGAAAAACCTTCAAAAAGGTCGATCCAAAAAAAGTCTGTGGAGAAACCTCTTGCGGGAGCTCAAGAAAACGAGTTTAGCAATGTTGTCTATGAAGCAGAAAGTACGTAATATGTATAGACTATGGAAAGTAAAAGCTCAATTACGCGTGATCGTCTGCAACAGCTCATCAAGGAAGAGTATAACAAATTGAACGAAGAAATCGACAGCACCGGAATTCGAACGGTCGTCAACTCTGCGTCAAAGCTTCTCGATGCAATCACGAACTTCGAGAAGGACCTGCCGCCAAAGTCGGTAGAAGCCACCGTAATTCACACAAGTGAACTCAAGAAGTCTCTTGAAGACATGGTGAGCAATCCTGCGAGCTATTTGGTAAAGCCTGTGAAGATGGTGAGCCTGCGCAAGGTGAAGGAAGGCAAAGAAATTGGCAACGATCCTGACAAGCTCGAAGAGGTCGAGCCCGCCGCGTATAAGGCGCTCCCGAGTTCATATAAGAACGACCACGCGCTGACGTTTTACTACGATGAAAATGGCGGTCTGTGCGCAACACATGACCTAGGCGGAGAATTTTGTTGGAACGGCAAAAAGTGGTCAAGAAAAGCGTGACACTTTACACAACGTGGTTAAATTCATAATATGGCAATAATCTCCCGTGAAGCTCTAAAAAACATCGTAAAAGAGTGTCTGATTGAAATTCTTCAGGAGGGCGTCGGTACGATTGGTTCAAGGCGCCCTACGTCACAAGTTGCGGAGACAAAAAAGGTTGCACCCATTCCTAAACGCCCGCGACAAAGTCCAGCATTACTGAATGCGATCAAGGAAGTGTCTGAAGGAAATGCTTTGATGGCAGAGATATTCGCTGACACCGCAAAGACAACGTTGCCGAACATGCTGAGTGAGGGAAGCGAAGGCAAGCCTTCGTTGAACAACGTCGAGCAGTTCAATGGAACTCCTGAAGCAGTGTTCGGAGAGGCAGCGTCCACGTGGGCTGACCTGGCGTTTGCCGCGCCCAAAAATCCGGGTGCAGGCGTAAAGATGTTGGACGAGTGAGTGAAGACGACGAAGTTTAACGGGTTGTGAAAGCCCGTTTGACGTTTAAGGTGACAACAACGACGTGGTGAATTAGTTAATACTAATGAAAAGGCCAATCGCAATTGAAGAAGTCGAACGACGACTAAAAATTGTGCATGGTGACATTGTGAGTATTGTAAGAACTTCATATTTTGGTACGGCAAGAAAAGCAACGTTTATTGACAAAGATTATGGTGAATATGAAGCGTGGGTTTCGAACGTTCTAAAAGGTTGTCAACATCAATTACGAGCAAATGAGAAAATAAAGAAAACGAATGTTGCCCGTTACGGGAGCAAATTTCCATTAGGTGGAAAAGAAATTCGAAAAAAGATTGCAGCAACGAACTTGATACGTTATGGCTGTGAAAATGTATTGGGATCGACAATACATAGAGAAAAAGCAAAACAAACCATGATTGAAAATTATGGCGTCGATAATCCTCAAAAAAGCGCTGAAATTCGTAATAGAACGACTAAATCGCGTCATAACACGACTACTTATAAACACTGGAAAACGGGTGAAGAAATTGTTTGTACTGCGTCGTATGAGTGTTCAGTTGCACGTTGGTTGAATGAAAATAAAATAGATTATGAGTGGCAAGTTCCAATAAAAATTCCACTCGACGCTCCTGAAAACATTCGAGGACGAACGGATTTTATCGACTTACACATTCTCGACGGCATTCACAAAGATAAATATGTTGAGATTAAGGGATCGTGGCTACGTGAAACGCAGACGCTAAAATGGAATTGGTTTCATGACGCTTACACGAATTCTGAATTGTGGAACTTACAAATGTTAAAGAAGTTGAAAATATAATGTCAAACAGCAAAGATAGAAATCTGTTTCAACAGTTGTCAACACTCTTCAAAAGTGGAAGTGTTGTTAAGCGAAAGATACGCAGTTTTGATACTGCGATGGCAACACCTGACAAAGTAAAGTCAAGTGGCGTTTTGTTATTTCAGAAATCGTTGTCACCAACGTACGCAACAATCACGAGTAATGCTTATAACTTGTCTGAGCGGTTGATGCGCATGCAAGATTTTCAGGAGATGGAGCAGACCGCGGAGATATCGTCAACTTTGGATATCGTAGCGGACGAAACGTGCAGCGTCGACGATAAGGGGCGCGCTCTTCATGTTTACAGTGACAATCCAAAGATCAAAGAAACTATCGAAGAGCTATTTTACGACACCTTAAATATGGAATTTAGTTTGCGCTCCTTGGTGAGAAATACAATTAAGTACGGCGACTCGTTCCAGTACATAGACGTGCATCCTAATTACGGTGTCGTTGGTTCATTTCCTGTACCCGTGAATGAAATCGAACGCGAAGAAAACTATGACCGCAATGATCCCTTTGCAACCCGCTTTCGTTGGGTTTCGATGGGAAACAGGACGCTTGAGAATTGGGAAATTGCGCACTTTAGATTGTTGGGACAGGATCAATTCATACCCTACGGGTGTTCCTGGATAGAGTCCGCACGTAAAATCTGGCGGCAGCTAATGCTTCTCGAGGACGCCATGCTGGTGTACAGAGTATCACGTGCTCCTGAACGTCGCGTGTTCTACGTCGACGTTGCAAACCTGCCTCCTGACGAGGTCGAGGCGTACATGGAACAGCAGAAGCAGAAGCTTCGGACGTCGAGCGTCGTCGACAAGGAGACGGGTAGGGTTGACCTACGCTACTCCCCACTTCCCGTGCACAAAGACACACCGATACCATTGCTCGATGGAAGAGTAATAACAATTGAACAGTTGTCAAGTGAACTCTCGAATGATCCTGATAACATGAAGTGGGTGTACAGCGTACAGGACAAGACGAATAAGTTGGTTCCTGGAAAAGTCATTTGGTGTGGTAAGAACTATGCTGCGAAAGAATTGATAAAGGTGTGGCTTGACAATGACAGCTACGTCATGACAGCGCCTGAACACCCGTTCGTGATGAGAGACGGGACGAGCAAGCGTGCAGACGAGCTCAAGCGCGGTCAAAGCTTGATGCCACTGTACAGAAAGTTGAGCTCAAAGGTTGAAAAAGATTACATCGACGGGTATGAAAAAACGTATGACCCGTCAACAGACAAGTACAAGTACACGCACAGAATTGTTGCAGAGAGCGTTGTTGAAAAGCAACATGCTAAGCAGTGTGTAGTACATCATGTGAATTTTAGAAAACGAAATAATGCTCCTGAAAATTTGCAATGGATGACGTATAGTGAACACAAACACTATCACACTGAACAAATTCAGTTTACTTTAAATTCTCCTGAACAACTTGTGATAAAGGCTGCAAAGTTTGCAGAGATGAACAAGACAGACGAGCATAAAAACGTCATCATTGCAGCAAATAAACTTTATCGAAAAGCTGAAAAGATGGGTGAGATGTACAATGGCACATCATTACATGCAAGTCACAATGAAATTCGTCGTCAGGCGCAGTTAAAAAGTTGGGGCGATCCTGTTTCACGTGCAAAACGTCAGTCAGTGATGAAGTGCGTTATTCCTGATGAATTTATTGAAATTTGTAAGCAAGAATTGATTGCTAATCCTCGATTGTCAAGAGATGGTTTGCACGAAAAGATGATGTCGAACGAAGAAGTCGTGACAATGTTGAATTCAGTGCAGACATACCATCGCCTACGCAAGATGAGTTGCGGCATGTGGGTAAACAAATTAGTTCAAATGGGATATGAAGGTTTTGGAGATTTTAAGAAAAAAGTACTTCAAGAAGTCGGTATCAAACCACTAAAAAATCACAAAGTTACGAAAATTGAACGTGTACACGTTGATGCTGAGGACGTGTATTGCATGACAGTCGTTGGGTTGAACGGTGAAGATGACAGACACAATTTTGCGGTGTGTGGATTAAAGTGTGTAGATGGTGTGTTTGAAGTTCAAAATGATGGCATTTTTGTAAAAAATTCGATCGATGAAGATTATGTGATAGCAACCCGCGGCGGTGAGTCCGGCACCAAGATTGATACGCTCGCAGGCCTGCAGAACCAGGGCAACGTTGAGGACGTTGCGTACCTGCAGAAGAAGCTGTTCGCGGCGCTGAAGATACCTGCGGCGTACTTGGGCTACGGCGACGCTTTGGGCTCAAAAGCTTCCCTGTCTCAACTCGACGTGCGATTTTCTCGTTCAATCGCTTCCATTCAGCGCGTCATCATTGCAGAGCTCAACAAGATTGCTGTCATTCACCTGTTCGCGCACGGTTTCAAGGGCGACGACCTGCAGAACTTTGTGCTCCGGTTGTCAAATCCTTCAACCGTCGCGCAGCAGCAAAAACTCGAGCTGTGGCGCGCCAAGTTTGAGATTGCAGGTTCTGCACCTGAAGGAATGGCTTCTCGTAACTTCATTCGTAGGGAAATCTTGATGCTCAACAATGAGCAGATTGAGACCCTCGACGAGGAGAGGTACGATGAGAAGCTCGTTGACGCTGCGATTGAGAACGCAGGCGCAGGTGAACAGGTCGTTGCAGACAAGTCGGGTGATGGCGAGAGCGATGAAGACTTGTTTGGCGGAGGTGGTGAAAAAGAAGGCTCTCCTGAAAAGGAAGAAAAGCCCGAAGCGAGCGCAGAAAAAGAGGAGAAGCCAGAAAACGCAGGGACGCTGCATGACGATGACGCGCAGCTCTTGACTTCGTCTGACGTTGACGAGGACGATGACTTCGTGAACAAGGCAATGCTCGAGCTCGACGGTTCGTTGCCAATAAAGCCAAATGGTCACCTGCAGAAGGCGCTGTACAACAACCAACGTCAGCGTCACCACGGCGCTTCGACAACGTACATGCCTGAAGTTGACAGAATGGCAAAGACGGGAGACCTGCTTGACGATCCTTACGACAAGGATTTCTTTAGGGAGCTAGCAACTGAAAGCAAGAGCACTCAAAAACGTGTCAAGATAACGAGCGTCATGCGAAAGACGCTGAGCGATATGGCACAGAGCAAGCGTTTCCGCGAGGCAAACTTTGACGGTGGCACTGTTGAAAAAAGAGTGTTGACTGAGGGAATTGATGTACAGGATGAGATAGATGGATTAAATCAAAGTATAGAGCTTGACATTGACGTCGAGATAGTGTAAAGAAAGTCGTTGGAGAACAGCAAAATGAGCAAGACAGACAGCCTACGTGAAGAAGCTGATCAGATTTCACAATTGGTTTTAGGATGTAACAGGACTGCCGCGTGGCAGCGCGTAAAGGCAGGCGAGATGGCAAAGACGGACTTTGCGAAGAGGCTAGCGGAACTCATGTTTTTGATTGCAGAGGATGAATAATTTTTCATTGGCAAAGTAGTTCATTTGGTAGAGCACAAGACTGAAAATCTTGGTGTGGCTGGTTCAAATCCAGCCTTTGTCACTTTAAAATCATGAACTAACATACTTATTTTTGTATCACGTTGGCGTGGCACAGAAGAGGTTGACACATTGTCAAAATCACATAACAAAAAGCGTAACGTAACCTTAGTGTATGAATTCTTGGTCCAGGCGATCGCGCAAGCTTTGGTCGAAGGAAACAAGAAGCGCTCGTCAGGAGCCTTAAAAATAATCAAGCGAAGGTTCAAGCCTGGAACGGAACTTTACAAGGAGTTTCGCCTCGTAAATTCACTGTTGAAGACGACCGTCTCTTCAGAGTACGTTGCGTCGTCAATCTTGAACGAAGCAAAACAAGCATTAAGAAAGCACGACGTCAAGCTTCTTGACAAGGAGAAGTCGATGCTGATACACGAAATTAATTGCGTCCTTGGTGCAGACGCATTTGAACAACGGGTGCATAATTACGTTGATCACGCAGCAGTATGTTCATTGATAAATGAGTGGCGATCAGACAACCGCGACATGCAGCAGCTTGCGACGCTCGAGGACAAGTTGATAAAGATGCTGATTGCAGACAAGGGAATTGCTGACACGTTCGTCGTTGAAGGAATGCGCAACGAAGACGAGCTCGTCATGGACGTCATGTCAAAGAAGCTCGACGACAAGTACGGTGACGCCCTCACTGAGCAACACAAGAAGATCGTGAAGGCATACGCAATAGGAAATGACAGGCTTCACGAAGAAGCGTTAGCGTTGAAACGAGAGCTGCTTTGCGAAATTGCAACGTACAAGCGCTCGGCATCTGTCAAAGAAAAGCTTGACACAGTCAAGGAAAAACTAATGAGCGAGAACTTTGATGCCTCGAGCGATGACGTTGCTTTGAAGTGCATTGAATACGTGAACTTACTGAACGAGCTGAGGAGCGAGGAAGAAAATGCCTAAACTACTACGTGAGTACTTTTCGCTCGACGACGTTGATCCAAAAGAGGTCAAGAGGTCGTTTGAGAACGAAGGCAAGATAATTCTTCGTGGCGTGATGCAGCGCGCTGACACGTTGAACCAAAATGGCCGCGTGTACCCGATGGCAATACTTCAGCGCGAGGTGAGAAACTACCAGAAGTTCATCATTGAAAACAGGGCGACCGGCGAGCTCGATCATCCGCCAGAGAGCACGATAAGCCTCAAGAACGTGTCACACATCGTTCGTGAACTGTACATGGATGGAAAGGATGCAAGAGGTTCGATAGAGGTGCTACACAAGGTACCTTCGGGATTAATTTTGAAGGGCTTGGTTGAGAGTGGCGTGAAGATTGGCATATCGTCAAGAGGCGTCGGAGACGTAGAAGAAAAAGGAAATTACACAGTTGTTCTCGACTCGTTTCAGCTCATATGTTTCGATACTGTTTCAGATCCATCAACCACGTCTGCGTTCATGATTCCGGAGTGTCGAAACGTCAACACAACTGAATTGCAACAATTACGAACTCACTTCACAAAAGAAGATCGCATTGATAGGATACTAAATGACATTTTGCACAAATGATGCGTACGTGAATACTTATCACAAGGTGAACTATGCCTTTAGGTAATGTACAGCCCGGTGCCTCCAATGCTGTTGAATATCAAGTCCCAGGAATTCCTTGGGTGACGTCCTCGACGACGGGTGTTAATGAAATAATTCAGCATAGCTTTCCAAACGTTTCAAACAGCGTCGTCGTAAAGAATGCGTTGGCGAGTTCAAATAACTTGCGCGTTGGATTTACTGCAAATGGGTTGAAGGGATCAAATTACATAGAACTCGTTCCAGGTGAAAGTCTCGCAATGGACGTTCGAATCACAAACCTGTTCATTAGCGGCAGTTCAACTGCATACACAGCGTACGCTGAGCTCACAATGATCAATCGAGCGATGATGATGACGTTATCAGGTTCGACAAACGTGCAAGGAGTTGGCTAAGTGTCATTAGTAGGTACTTTTGGTCCATTACCTTTGCTTGGCGGAACGTTGACGAGCGCGTTGTCAGGAGGTGGCAATGCAATCACAAACTTTGACAATGGACACACTTTGAGCGACCAGGCGTTGGCGTCAGATATCAGCACTGCGTTAGCAGCCTCGCTGTGGTCAGGATATCAAGCGGGCGATGCGGGAATAATTTTGCGTGGGTTATTAGCCTCAAGAAAATATTTGTGCACGTTGGGCGTTCGTGTTTATGTGTACACTGACGCAGATCACACAGTTGGTGGCACAATAGACATGGTGATCGGGTTGTCGATCGTCACTGACGGTTCGTCTGTCGCTACGTGTACATTGTCCGGAACGGTTATTCCCGATACGAGCAATTTGCCGCTAGGCATTGCAGGAGCCACAGCAACGCTTGCAGCGACGTCCGGTGGGTTTATTGTCAGCGTCACGCGTAAGGCATCTACGGCGTGCCACGCACGTGGAAAATGGTGGGTCAACTCGTTTGAGGACGTAACATGAGCGTTCTCGCGCCGGGCGCTTCTGCTGGGCTGAGCGCGCGCGCATTTAGTCCTATTCAAATACCTAACATGACGTGTTGGTTGTCGACGGCTGACGCAATAGTCAATTCAGGGAAAGTCGTTTCAATAACATCTCGCGTAGGTTCGTTATTATTTACCGCAAATCCAAATCAGGTCACTTACGTTGCGTCTGATTCCAACGTGGGAGGTAGACCTTCATGTACAACTACATCAGATTTGGGATTCACGTTTAGTTCAAATTTAGTGCCGCCGGGTTCGGCTCGCACGGTAGTTGCAATTGGATATTGTGCTACGTCGACTGGCGGCGTAACATTGTTACAAATGAGCGGAGAAGATGCGCACAGACTTTGCTTCGTTAGAACGGGAACCGTAGGAACGTACATTGCTTTTTATGGATCTGGCGGCATCGTTTATTCTGCTAATACGACTCCTGCACCTACTACGGTTAAATGTACAATTTGGACAATGTCATCTACACGTGATGTAACGTGTGATGAAGGCAATGGCAACTTGGTGACAAACGGTTCACCGATAACGGCGGATGACACAGGATCGACAGTTTCGGGAGGTAAATTACTAACAACAATAAACGGAATTTTTTCTTCTCAATTTTATTCGTTGGCAGAATTATTGGTTTACAATCGAGTGTTAAATGTTACGGAAACAACAATGTTGAGAAAATATTCTACAAATTTGTACGGTGTAAACTAAGTATAACATATGTCAACTAAAAAACATTCAGCGTTAATACAAGGCGATGGAATTCATTCAGTTGATGCCGCTATTGTCTCAAATTCAGGGAGTTTTGCATCATTTACTGCTTTTCCAAATAATTCAAATTTTAGTTCAACAGACGTTGGAAAGATTGTTCTTGATCAAGCGACCGGTGATAGGTACACGTGTTTAAATGTAACTTCTCCAACGGCGGCTATTTTTGAGAAAAAATTAAGAATAAAAGACGTTCTTACTGTTGAACAACTTGAACTAAATGCAAAAAAAATAGGTGCTGGTAACGGCGGAGATGATTCTTCAATGTTACAAGCCGCAATCAATGAATTATCAACTAATGGCGGCGGCACGTTATTTTTTCCGTCAGGCGTATATAACGTTGGTACTTCGTTAAGCTTACCCATAAGCGTTAATTTACGTGGTACAGGTTATAACTCAATCATATTTTACACAGGTGCAAGTCATGCAATAATTTGGGGCGCTGACCCAACGTCATATCTTCCATATTTACGATCTGAAATAAGCGATTTACAAATATCTTCAAACAACGCGAACAGTCAATCCGCAATTAGAACTCTTAACGCGTGGAATGGAGCAATACGCAATGTTTACATTGATGGTGCAGGTCACACGTGTTTTAGTGTTGCAGGAATATTGGTTGATACCATAATTTCAACCGGTCCTAATAACACTGCACACATGTCAATAATGAACTGTTTCATTTATCAAACGTCGGGAAATGGTGTTTTAATACGAAACAATTGTAATGGGTTAAGTGTTGATAACACTGCGATTGAAAATTGTCTATTGTGGGGCATACGTTCTCAAACAAACAATGTTGCCTTTCCAAATTTGGTACACATTACGCGATGCACGATAGAAGGATGCAGCTTGGGTAGTATAACAGGCTGTTTTATGAGTTCTGTGATTGAACGAAATTATTTTGAATCAAGTATTTCATCAACTGACGACTTAATAGCGCTCAGAACACCCGACGATATTCGAGGATTAACATTTACAGGTAACATTATAGATGAAAACAGGGTAAAAAACTATATAATGGGGATTGTTTATGATAACCCAAACAAAGCCTTTGCAATTACTGTTTCAGGCAATTATTTTGTTGGACAACCTGGAACTAATTTTGCAATTTACGCAAAAAATGTAAATGGACTTCAAGTAAAAAATAATGCATTACATTCCAATGTATCAAACATTAGTAACATTGACGTTGGAGTAACGGGATTAGTTTCAGAGGGAACCGACATAGGTCGAACGACGTTCAAAGGATTATGGATACCTGGTGCCGTCACAAGTGGTTCTTTTGCTTCGACATTAATAACAAATCCAACACCAAATATTGGTCCATACTTGGGAGACACTGTGCGCGCGGCGTTATCAACCGCTCTACCGGCTGGTTGTCAACTTGATTGTTCTGTAGAGGCAGACAGTGAAGTACGAGTGACATTGTTTAATTTTTCAAGCGTTAATCAAACTTTTGCGGCGCTTAGAGTTGCTGTAGATTGCATAAGACACGAACTTGGCTTTAGCATTCCACAGGCGGGCACCTGGTCAACGGGAGGGTATTGGGACGCAGACACTGGTATTGGCGGTTCGTCGTATTCTGTCACGTCAATGGCAAGCCGTGAAGGTACGTCTGTCGTTACAACTTCGGGAGGTACATTTCAAATTGTAAATGATCCATTGACGAACACAAATGTTCTTGTTGGTGATGGCGCTGCGGTGATGTCAGAAACTAATTCAATCAAGTGGGGAGCGTACGGTGGGACACACACGCCATTTATTCAATTTATACAAATGTCATTAATTACATCTATTGATGAAATTTTTAGTATTAAAAATGCTTCTGCTTCTTCGCGAACACAAGTTGTTTATACGGGATCTACTACGTTCGCTTGTTATCGATATGATGGAACGCAGTTGTCGTTAGTACAATCCGTAGTTACGCCTTTAACACGAGTTACGATGGTATTTGTTTTGCACACAGATGGTAAATTATACGCAATTGATTCATCAGGAACATCAGTTCCAACATCTGATACAACAGGGGCGCTTGCTGTAGACAGAGTGCTAATTGCGGGACATTCAAAATTTCGTCGTTGGGGAATTAAATTACCTGCAACCGGAAATCCATTATTGGAGGCACAGGAACTGTATAGTTTGTTAGCATCACTTGCATGACACATTTTTCGTTGTTCAATATATATTGTTGTTAGGAACGTATTATGAGCGGTGGATTTAGTCAATCGTCAGCAGGTGGCGGAAACGTTGTGTCTGGTTCGTTATCAACACAGGTCACCAATCAGGTTATAATGACTGTCACAAGTTCGTTGCCTGTTACAATTACGTCAGGAACGCTTCAATTGTCAGGTTCCGTTGATACGTCGAACGGCGCTCTTGAATCAACGCAGCTTCTTGGAATCCCAAAGGCTGCAACGTTAGCAAAAATATGGCGTTTCAACGTGACAGGAAGTCAAAGCACGCAGTTGAGCTTTTTAACGTTGCCATGTGCGTCATTGGTGAGCGCGATTTCAGGCAGCAAGGTGTTCTCCCTTAAGGGCGACCCGTACACACCCATATATTATGCGTTCTCAACAGGCTCAACGGGTGAATCAGTTGATTCGACTGACGTTACAGGTGCAAAACAGTGTGACACTTTATTTCCAGGTGAGCGATTTGACATGCAAATTCCAATTGGAATAAGTTCTCTCATAGTCAGCGCATCAGTGACGTCAAGCCTAAGTTTAGCTATCACCAGCTAAAACGTACTTCCAAACAAATCCATGTGAATGTTTTTGTCTATTGTTACAACATCCCCAAATACCGCAAATTGGTATACCTGTATTTTTAAGTGCCTCAGTCATTGTGTTATATTGCACAACGAATTTACCATTTCTTGTGTACTGTTCGACTGCACGAGCGTTTGGATTTTTAACACCTGACCAACGTTCTCGCAACAATTCTTTGCTCTCTTCACGATTTGCAACTTCTTTTGCAATGACACAACGTTTTTCTCGATTAATTGACCAAGACTTTTTGCTCCAACACTAATGTTCTTACACCGTTCTTTTGTCAATGACTGACCGATTAGTTTTTCAGATATCAAGCTACGTGTTTCTTCACTGTGTTGTTTGCCAAACATGCCATTTCCTTCGCCACCCAATGTCTGATTACACGCGTAAAGAGATTTTTCAGTATCTTTAACAAACGTGTGAAGCGCTCCCACCAAAATTTTTTCTACCTCAAACACTTCGCATTCATCGTCAGTCTCAAATCCGACCACACGTTTCCAGTCGTATTTCTTTGCATAGTTTTGATGTTGTCGATTACGTTCGTATCCATTGACACGCACTTGATTTCCTTTTCCAACGTATCCAGGAATGAATTCACCGTTTTTTCGATGAAATCGACGTAGACACAGAACTTACGTGTGAGCACAAACATATTTTGTAAACTTAATGTACACAAATGTATATGTATAACATGACGAGTTCAATTTCGTTATCGGTGACGTCGTGAATAGAATAATAACACATCGACTGACCAGATTTACGCCACAATATGGCACGTTAAATCCACAAAGCGTATCAGGACTCTATTCGTGGCTGCGTTCTGATAAATTGATAACCTTGGATCCGTCAAACAGAGTGCGTTTGTGGGACGATTTGAGCGGAAATAACGTTGGTGTTTTTCAAACAACAGCATTATTTCAACCAACGTATGTTTTTAGTGGTGGAATAAATAATTTACCGTACATAGATTGTGGAGTTGGTTCAATTGCAAGTTCATTACTTTTTAAAAGTGGAATATTTACATCGTTAACGTCAGCAGAATTGTTTATTGTTGCGTCAAATGGGTTGCAGCCACAATCGAACGGATTGGGAATACTATATAGTATTGGTGGAATTTTACCAATAGATAATGGTGCAACGTATGTACCATTATCTGTTAATAATGGAATTTATGAAGGTTTTGGTGCCAAAATTAGACATGATAACGTAGTTACCATAAATGACACACGTTTTGCTCCAAACGTGCCTTACATTTGGAACGTATTTGCAAGAACATCAAATGATACAAATGGTTATTCAATTACGTTAAATGGTACGACGCTAGTATCAGGCACAAACACATTTTCAATTGGAAATACAACCGCGTTAGCGAATTCTGACGGAACTAATGCGGTACATTATTTTTTTGGTAGAAAATATGAAGTAATATTATATAATCGTGTTTTGTCTTCATATGAACGCATGATTGTGACGACTTATTGCAAGTATCGATATGGAATAAATTGGAATTAAACGAACACCATATTTAACATTAATCGCTTCACGCGAAGGGAAGGTTTAATAACATGAAAACTACAAAATTGACTACATCACTATTAAATAAAATCATCAAAGAAGAGGTTGCAAAATTTGGTGCCGAAGAGGACGTTGAGAAGCGTGCAAAAGACACTGAAGAAGTTGATGCGGACGAAATTGCTGACAGTCTTGAGAAAAACATTGACTTCATGCATGCGCTAAAAATTGAAGAAACTCGTCTTGTTGCACGTCTTGCAAAGATCAAGGAACAACGTCGCAACGTGTTGAAAAAGATTGCAGAAAAGAAATAATTAGTTTAGAGGTATGTGATGTCAAAAATTCCTAAGTACACAACGTTTTCTCCACCTGCAAGCGCAAAAAATGCGTTGTTGAACAGACTGTTTGCGTCACATGCAAATCCTGATCAGTTGCCGCCACAACTGACAATTGACCCAGGAAAAGAAATTGAGTGTGCGGCGGCAGTGCGCGCAATTGCAACAGCGCCTATCGTCAACGGTATTGGTGGTTTATTACCTAATGATGGAATTCAACAAGGAAATTCGTTGATATTTCCAAATGGCGTTGATTACACGTTTGCGGGCCGCTCGTTGGATGATCCAACTCAAACGCCTGACATCTCACAGGTTTCTTGGAAAGTTGCAGGAGATCCTGCAAATCCATACATTCCAGATTTATCTTCTCCTGGACCTGGAAAGACTGCTGGCACCGACAAGGACGTTGATCCACAAATTTCAACGCAGGACGTGAAGCCGAATTACATTCCTGGACAGCCTAACAGCGCGACGAGAAATCCTGTAGTTACAGGAGCAAAAATTGCTGCTGCAATTAATGCAATTGATATATCGCTAGTAAAAGGTAATTCAGGAGCAAATAACTAAAATAGTTTTCTTAAAATTAACATTGACAACGCACTTTAGTAGGTGCGTTTGTCATTTAAATAACTTTTTTGTGATTGTTCACATGTGTCTAATAATTATGTGATGTATGGCAAATTTGTACGAAGAGGCACTTGCAGACGTTCGTAAAATAAAAGAAGTCGCCGAAGAGAGCGCAAAGCGTGCAATCGTTGAGGCGGTCGTTCCAAGAATACGTGAGCTAATTGAAAGTGAACTAATGGGCGACGACGTTGAAGATGAAATGAAAGGTGCTCCTGGGTCACCTGATCTTCAAGGTGAGCTCATCACTGACGAAGATGAAGTAATGTCGTCTGAAACAGGAATTTCTGTCGAAGACATTCTTGCTTACTCCCCTGAGGACGCTCCCGTCGCAGCGTCAAAAACTGCAATGCCACAAATAGATGCAATAACTCTTCCTGACGAAGAAGGTAAAGTGACGCTTGATATTGATGCGCTTGTTGTTGAGCCTACGACAGGAGAAGATTTTATATTTGGTGACGAAATTGCGCCCACTCTCAAAAAAGTTGCAGACGTTGCAGAACCTGTCGAAATTATGTTGACAGTTGAAACGCTGGCAAAATCTGCAAAGAACGTCGTTCGTGCTGGCAAAATTAGGACCGTGCGTGAATCAAAGACGTACAAAGAACAATTTGTCAATTTAATTTCACAAGTTAGAAATACCTATAACGTAGTACAGGAATCAAAGCTCGATAAAAACAAGAAAAAGGAGTTGGTCGAGCAGTTGAGGAAATGTTCAAGTTCGCTCCAGGAGACAATGAAAATCATGAAAAAAATAAACGAAGCTGATGTGACAATGAAGCTGACCGGCCTTCCAGATGACATGGACTTGGACGCGGTCGGTGTTGACTTGGTTGCCGATGAAGCTGAAGAAGAAACAGTTGAGGGCGAGCAAGACGGTGAAGAAGACCTAGGTGACCTAGATCTTGGTGAAGACGAGGGTGCAGAGAACACAGACGTAAAAGAAGGCCGACTGTCTGACGACACTGTCATTGAGATCGACGAAGGCATGCTACGTCGTGAAATTAAGCGAATGCGCGCTCTCAAGGAAGAAACCAAGCCACAGTCTTGGGGCAATGGTGCAGGCGACGTTTCTGACGAGTGGACCGACGAAGGCGAGCCCCTTGAGATCGTCCTTGACGAAGCAGACGAAGACGAAGGTGAAGACGAAAATCTTGAAGAGTCCGACGAAATGGACGAGCTTCAGGATCGTCGCAAGGAAGACGAAGAAGGTTCCGCTGTCGCCGATGACCATCACTCAGAAGTGGATCCTTACGTTGAGTCTTATCGACGTGAGAAGCTTCTACAAAAGCGCATCAACGCAAAGATTACCGAAGCTCGCACTTCTGCACGAGCCGCTCGAAAGGCAAACAATGCGAAGAAGTTCAATGAAGCGAAGAAACTTTTTGTCAGCTTGACAGCTCGTCTAGAAGAGAGCGTCAAAAAGACGGAGAAACTATCTTGGAGAATTACCGAGAACAAGAAGCAACAGAGCGTTGCCTCACGGCCCACGAAGCAAGCCGACGACCTTCGTAGCAAGTTGGCAGAATCTAATCTGCTCAACGTTAAACTGCTCTGCACTAACAAGATCTTGCAGACTTCATTGACAGAAGCGCAGAAGCGCGCCGTCCAACGCCGATTTGACGAAGCAAAGTCAGTCGACGAGGTGAAGGCTCTCTACAAGCGCGTCATTAAACAAGTCTCCAAGACCGACCTTAATGAGGGCAAGGTGATTGGATCGTCTTCACAACCCACGAGGACTTCAGGAATGACAGTCATTAGTGAGAACGTTGAGACTGATCGTTGGGCAAAGCTCGCCGGCATCAAGACCGGAGAGTAAAGTTAGCATTCTCAAACAAGGAAATTAGAAAGAAGAAATCATGAAATCATTCAGTTTAAATCAGTTGGCCGAAGGCATCCGAGAGCGTCACGTAGGCGCAGAGCGGAAGCGCTTGGTCGAAAAATGGTCACGTACGGGCCTGCTTCGTGGGCTTGACGGTTACAAACGAGAGGCAATGGCACAGTTGCTTGAGAACCAAGCGGCCCACGCCCTTCGCGAGAGCAATTCACTGTCGTCAGGCGGAGGCAACGTAGCTTCTTCTGGCCAAATGAGCGGCTTCACAAACATTGCGTTCCCGATCGTTCGCCGAGTGTTCGGTGGACTGGTTGCCAACGAGCTGGTGTCGATCCAACCCATGTCGCTACCGTCTGGGCTGATCTTCTACCTCGACTACACCTACGGCAGCAACGTCGGTGGAAACGCGGGCGAGACACTGTCGAACACCGCAACCTTTGACACCTATGATCGTGGCGCGTCACTGTACACCGCGCCTCCCGGCCGAGGAATCCAAAGTGGATCTCTCGCGGCTGGTGGCATGTACGACCTTGCGAACGTTGGTTACAGCAAGGTTCACACCGGTTCTCTCTCGGTCACTGCTTCTTGGGCAGGGACTCAGACCCAAATCGGTGAGTGGGGCAATGGCGTCAACAACAGCTTCGTTGCCGGCGGAACGTTCAACTCCTTGACAGGAACGAACGGCGTGCTCGCCAACTTCGACCCGCAGCTCGACGCTGACCTGTCGGCAGGAACCGTGTCACAGTGTTGCTTTGCGTACCTTGACGTCTCGGCGATCAAGACTGCAATTCCTCAGGGCGACTTCCTCTCTGTGAACCAGATCGCGGTCTTCGCGTTCCCGACCTCGGGCAACGTGACGGCGTGGGGTCAGGCGTACCAGAGCGGCACAGGCGTGCTCAACCTTCGCAAGCTGAACAAGCGAGGCACCTGGACATCGACTGCGTTCACTCCTGACGCGCTCAACGGCACGCAGGTGCAGTTGGTCCTTCGCTTGACCGGTGCAAGCGCTCCCAACATGGCTGCTGTCGGCCACGACAACGCTTCAGGCATCGCGCTCTCCATGGCGGTCGCTGACGGCCTCACGGTTCAGAACTCGGCAGACGGCGGGCAGACCGGTTCGACCCTCACCGTTCCTTCGTTCGAGTCCGACTTCGGCGCAACCCCCGCTCCCGCAATTCCCGAGATCGACATCAAGATCGAGTCAATTTCAATCACTGCGACGACCCGCAAGCTCCGAGCTCGTTGGTCTCCTGAAATGGCGCAGGACCTCAACGCGTACCACTCGATGGACGCAGAGGTCGAGCTGACGAGCATCCTGTCTGAACAAATTGCTCTCGAGATCGACCGCGAGATCCTGAGCGACCTGCTCACCCAGGCAAACGGTGCAAACATGTACTGGTCACGTGCACCCGGCATGTTCGTCAACAAGCTGACTGGGCAACCCGTCAACATGGCGAACTCACTGCAAATCGGGCCGCAGTTCACCGGCACGGTGCGAGAGTGGTACGAGACGTTGATCGAGACGATCATCGACGTTGCGAACACCATTCACCGCAAGACCCTCCGCGGGAGCGCAAACTTCTGCGTCGTGTCACCTGACGTTGCGACAATCTTGGAGAGCTCAGTGCTCTACAAGCCGAAGTTCTCGATCGACAGCGCAGGTCAGGTCGGCTCACCGTTCACGATCGGCGCGGAAGCGATTGGGACTCTGTCAAACAGGTTCACCGTCTACAAGGACCCGTACTTCGCGAGAAATCGGATCTTGGTAGGATACAAAGGCGGTACTTATTTGGAATGCGGATATGTATATTCACCTTACGTCCCAGTTATAGTCACTCCGACTATCTTCGACCCAGAAGCCTTTACGCCGAGAAAAGGCGTGATGACGCGATATGGGAAACGCATGGTCCGCAGTGACTTTTACGGGACCGTTACTGTAATGAATATGAATATTATTTGACGTGAGTTAAATTGTATTTGATTGAAAGGCTCGAGCAATCGGGCCTTTCGTCATTTAACTAACTTGATAGTATCAAATTTTTGTTTAAGTGTACACTTTGTAATCGTATATTATATTTAAGTTCATGATAGAAAATGATATAACATGTAAAGAATGCGGGAAAGAATTTAAAGATGCCGAAGGCGTTCGTCGACATGTAAAAGTTCACAAGATGACGTATGAACAATATTACTTGAAATGGGAATGCAACAATATACGTTCTTTGTGCGAGTGTGGATGTGGAGAAGAGACAACATGGCATGTAATGATAAAACGTTATAACACGTACGTTCATGGTCATCATGCACAGTTTCGCATAAAATCTGAAGACGAAAAGCGGCGCATTGGTGAAAAGAATTCAATTAATCAAAAGAGGTTCTTCAAAGAACATCCTGAAGCATGTGCTGCAAAAGTAATACAACTACGTGCTGGGCTCACACCTGAAGTTGAAAAACGAAGACTTGCATCAACACGTGAAGCATATAAAAACATGTCTGATGAACAAAGACAAGAGTTTTCTGATCATGCGAAATCTTTGTGGGAGAGGGAAAGTGGTATCATGCAAGATGCACGTCTTAAGGCAGCTGAAACGTTCAAACGAAGGTTTGCTGCGGGAGAATATGATTTTACGGAACGTAATTTGAACTTGTCAATTTCAATTTCACAAAAGTACCTCGACGGCGGGTGGGAATTTGCAAAAGGAATGCACACTTCTTCAAAAACAAACGAACAACATTATTATAGATCGTCTTGGGAACTTGCGTTAATGCAATCACTTGATGAAGACATAGAAGTCATAACGTGGAAGTCTGAATTTACAAGAATTCCATATATCTTTGAGGGTGCAAAACATTTCTACGTTCCAGATTTTTATGTCTTGTTTAAAGATGGTACTGAACAACTGATAGAGGTAAAACCTGTGTCATTACGTTCTACACCAAAAAATGCAGCGAAGCGTGAAGTTGCGTTAGAATATTGTAAAGAACATGGATGGGAATACGTTGAATGGTCAATTGATGATAAATGTGTATCTTCAGAAGAATTGTGATATTATGTTAGTTATGAAAACAATATTTTGGATGTTAATTATCGCTGCTACGTTGTATGTTTGTCAACAAGGCTTTGAGTTCTTGGAGCTTTTGTGAACTTGAAACTTTTCTGATCTACAAGTGCGAAGCTCTTAGAATTCAAGTTGTCAAAGTTGATCCGAGATACACGTCACAGACGTGCAACGTCTGTGGGCACTGTCAAAAGGAAAACAGGAATGGATCAAACTTCTTTTGCTTGAGCTGTGGTC